ATGCAATCTTTACTTGAAATTTTAAAGACCGAATACAGAAACGAATACAGTATTAATATGGGGGGATTACCTTATAAATTACCAAAAATTTACCACGGTGGAGATGAATATGATATCTCTAAAAGATGGTATGTTTACTATTCGTATGTAAATCCTAAAACTGGTAAAATGGAAAGACAGCCTCCAATTTACATGAATGTAAATAGAGATTATACAACGGTAAAAGAGAGGTTGTCCAGACTTAAAGCAATCAAAAAAAGCCTCGCAGAATTATTGAAAAAAGGTTATTCCCCATATCCTAGCGAAGAGGTGAAAGATAAATCTACTATCAAAAGCGCAATTGAGTGGGCATATAAAATAAAAGAGGCAACTTTATCAGAAACCTATATTCCAGATTTTAGGTCAAAGAAAAACCAATTTATTAAATATCTTGAGAAAAACGGATATGATGTTATTGCTGTAGATGAATTTCCTAAAAAGTATGTTTTGAATTATCTGAACGAAATAATATTGAAAAATTCTGGGAAAACACATAATAATCACAAAGTAGTACTATCCTCACTTTTCGATGTTCTGAAAAGAAACGAAATGATTAAAGATAATTTTATTAAAGAAATTGGTAATCAAAGCTCCACACCCAAAAAGAACAAGTCTTATTCAAGCGACCAATTGGAAACTCTTTTTGAAGAAATTTCAAAGGATAAAAATTTGTTATTATTCATTCAATTTGTGAGCTATAATTTTTTACGTCCTATTGAAGTAGTGAGGTTAAAATTCGATGATCTCAAAATAAATGAACAACCGCCTTACTTGCAGGTTAAAGCTAAAAATAAACCACTTAAAACGAAGTTGATTCCGAATATCTTATTGAAAGATCTGGAAAATATAAAATTTGGTGATCCGGATGAACTCATTTTTAAAACAAATGAAAAAGGGATTCAGACAAAGGAGGTAAATCGAAGAAATAATTTTTCTGCAAAATTCAAAGAAATAAAGGATAAACTTAATTTAGGTGAGGAGTATACAATTTATTCATTCAGACATACGTTTATTACAAAGTTATTCAGGGAGTTGAGAAAGGAAAGGACGGAACTTGAAACTTATGATTTGCTGATGAAAGTTACCGGCCACACAACATTGAAGGCTTTGAAATCATATCTTCGAGATATTGATGCAGAGCTGGCAGAGGATTATTCAAAATTTTTAGAAGATGAAAAAGATGAATCTATTTTATGAGCCAACAGAAGAGCAATATTATATATTGTATCGAGATCCGGGAAGAGAACTGCTTTTCAAAGTTGATCAGATAAACCCTACAATGCTTTCTCGTATTATTGAACGAGCTATTTTCCTCAATAGCAATGAACGAGGTCAGATTATTAAGGAAATGGAAGAGTTTGCAAAAACCGAAATTGAAAAATTGGAAACTGGATATTAAAATTAAAGCACCTATTAGGTGCTTTAATTTTTATTGTCTGTACATTGATTCCCATTCAAACGATTTTTCTAAACCTGGCCTCTTATTAGAATTATTTTGCACTTTAGTTCCGGGAGGCATTCTACTTAATAAATCAGCCATTTCTTTTTCTTGATTTCCTTCTTTTAACACAATGAATTCTTTCATTGTGATTTTGGGATAATCACTTAAAGCAGGTGTAAAATTAATTTTAGGATCTACAGTCAGTTCAACTTTTTCAGCCTTCCAAATATTAAAATTCTTATTCTCCTCTCTTATATCCAAGATTACACCTGGAAGACCATAAAATTTAAATGGACCCGCAGAATATGGCAGTTCTTTGGTAAAATATGCTGTAATTTCCGAGCCCCTAAAAATACCTTTAGCTTGTATGCAGTTATACCCTAGAATTTTTTTTGTTTTCGATTCATCTATCTTCCAGGCAGGTTCAGCAACTTGATCATGAACAAAATATTTTACTTCTTTATTTAGCCCAGTAAAGAAGAAATCTTTTGTTTTTCCTCCAGTATTTAGTTTTGAAATGAAGTAGTTTTTACTAATCGGTTTAGAACTGCTCTTTACGGCAGCCATTGTACCTGCTGAATTGAAATTGATAATAGAATCCTGAATTGATATGACATTATTATCCTTTATATACAAGTCTTCATACAATGTTGCAATAGGAGATCTAACATGATAATATTTTACATGGACTTGCTGTTGTGCAAGCCCATGTAAAAAAAATATTGCGAAACACGCAAAAAACATTTTTTTTAACATAATTAGTTTTTAAATACTATTCTGCTGAAATTGAGAATCCGGCCCTTGTTAAATTCCACTTCACCATAGACTGAAACGCCTGACAAGATGATAGTGTAGGTGCATCCGTTACATACCACTGAGAATCAGTTAAATTTCCTTCACTATCGTAGAAATTAACATGTACACCACAAAGATCGAACGCTTTTTTCATCTCCTGTGATTTATTCACATTAGAATTAATTTTTACATCTGCAGATTTTGCACTAACAAGTCCAGCAACTCCAAAGGCTGCTAATAAGATCACTTTTTTCATGATTGGTAATGTTTTAGTTTTAAATTTTTAATTAACTATTTGTGATTGCAATCTTTACAAGTATACAAATAATTTTTTATTCACCATTACGGGAAACCGTATTTATTAAATTTTTCATTATTTAAAAATCCCGGAAACACGTCCGGGACAGATAAAAAAACATCTCATTTTTTAAGGGGTTAATAAAATTTCAAACGATCTTGCATAACTGGCAATTAAATCTTGCTTGTCTGTGCCATTAATACATTGTCTGGCTCCTTTATAGTCTTTTTTACTTTCATTTATATAATCTGAAATTTTCTTACTGGTAAAAGCTCCGTTCTTAAATCCATTAACTAATATTTTGAAAGCATATTTCGGAATCATTACGAGATCCGGATTCTTCACAAAATCCTCTCCTAAATCTTTGGAAAACTTGAAATAATTATCTTTCCAGGTAATTTGAACATATCCACGGCCATAATATGGGTAATAGCGCAAATTTCTTTTTCTCCAGTCTTCAGATAGCCAAAATGCTTCTTTAACAGGAAGAAATGTTGCTTTGGTTTCATGAAATGTTGTAGCAAAAACATACGCCCATTGTGGTACTGAAAACATTTTCCAAGAAGCATCAACGAAATCTAAAAAAACTGTTATTGCATTTACTTCAGATTGATCTAATTTTCTATTTGGGTCCAGAGTTGATCTGTAACCATCAAAGAATTTCTTTCTATTAATCATTATTCCTTTTTTTTAAAGTATTTATAAATAGCGAATATTATAATTGATATAACCGATATAACTCCAAGCCATATCCACATTCCAGCTTGAAATCCTTTTGTTTTAATATCATTAGTTTTCTGCATTACTTCTGCAGCAACTTCTTTTATAGTTTCTTTTGAAACAGCCGTCTTTGCCAAATCCTGAATAAAATTCGTTTTTTCTTCACCAGATGACTGTTTCTTATTTTCTGTTGTTTTCCGGTAGTGATTGTTTATATAATAATCAGCAGTCCCCCGAATAACAATACTCTGCAAAGTATCACCAGAAACCACATTGTGGAATATCAATGGATTCAAAGTGTCAGACTTTCCCCGAATGATTATATCTCCGGAAAAACCCTCTTTCTTCAGCTTTACAGTTTGATCAGTCACTTTTTTGGATGACTCTTTCACTGTTTTTTCTTTTACTGAATCAAGTGTAATACGTTCAATCTCAGTTCGTCCTTCTTTTAAATAAAAGGACGCTTTGTGCTTTGTCCGGCAGCCAAGCAGAATACTACTCAGCAGGATTATTATCAGTATTTTCAGTTTCATTAGTGATATTTTTTAAGTCTTTTAAATCTCCAGTCTTATTGAATTTGGAAATTCGATTAAGGACAAAAAGAGGTGGAAACTTTCCGCCTGTTAATATTCCCATATTCACCATAACATTACCTGCTGGCCATGTCAATAACAGAATTCTTAAAAATGCGGTTATTGCTAATGATTCAAACTTAGCATCCTGTAATATTTGTAAGAAAGCCTCTGAAAAGAAGTAGAACACAATTGAAAATGCTAATTTCTTTGTAAAGCCTAAACACATACTTTCAAAAGAGAAAGTATGATGTTCTAAATGCTTCCAAACACCTAAAATCAAATCTGCAATCAATGAGAAGGCTAGAATAATGAGATATGTTTCCCGCTCGATATACCAGCCTGTAAGTCTTTCGGAAATAGATAATCCTACTGCTGGCAGGGCTGCCAACTTAAACGCAGACGAAATTTTAGCTAAAGCAGATCCTGACTGAATAGAAATTAAATTTTTTACAAGAAAGTTTATAATCCATTTCATTTTTTTAATTTTAACTGTTAACCCAATTAGCGTCCCCGATTCTTCTAGTTCTTACATTAGTTCCGCCAGTTCTATTAAAGGTCCCGTCAAGTGTAACTCCTCCTACTGTCGTATTCCAAGTAATAAATCCTCTTCCATTATTTCCTGTGTCGTAAAAATCGAATGCGTCAGGTAATTGCCATTCATGCCCAGGTGTAATGGTTGCTGGGCTCGCTTTTTCTATCACTAGTTGTTCGATCTCAAAAGTTGCTTGATTTTTCACGACTACAACACGAGGACATTTTTGTACGAGCACTCGCTTAATAAGCGCCGGGTGTCCTGCTCCCTGAATTTGCAATGCGACTTTACAGCAATTAATTTGAATATTGTCAGCATTTGTGTGCTCCTGTGGAATGAACGCAATGTTATATCCACTAATCGAGACATTATTAAACAAGGCCCAACCGCCATTGTCTCGAGAGGGAGAAATCAATCCTGCTGATAATACAGTAGGTTCTGCGGCCTGACCTGCATACACTCCCGTATCAATATTGACATTCTCTACGATTGCCTGCTGGAAATTATATAGGTTGAGAGCATGTATAGGCGCCCCGTCAGTCGTTCTTATAACTAAATTTCTTAACACAAAGGTTATGTAATTGAAAGCCCATTGGTTAGATGTACCTTTTGTTGTATAAATTACTCCCTTAGCATCGTCATAGTTAACATCCTGACACAATATGGTGCTGTTATTTTTATTAACTGGCATGCTACCAACGCTCCCAAAAACTCCGGTAGGCATGTAATCTCCTACAATTTCAATTGTCATAAATCTGTCATAATCGACGAAAGGAATAGCCGTTTGATTAATAAGAATAGTACCTGACAGTCTGATTTTACCACCTCCTTGAGATATCAGATAATTAATAGCAGACTTAAATGCGTTTGTATCATTTGTGATACCATCACATTTAGCTCCAAAATCTTTAAAATTTAATTCACTTTTTTTGACAGCTGCTATTTCAGCCAGAATGCGATTCAATACACCATCCTCTTCGACTGGAACCGTCACGGTCTTGCCGCGATAAAATTTCGTATCGCCTTTTTTTCTGGAATATATTATATACTCAATATTGCTCCCAGTTGGAACCGGCATTTCAAATATATTATTAGCCGGAACGCCCGTTAAATAGGTTCCATACGATGTTGGAGCTGTGTCTTTTCCTCTTCCTAGCCAAATAATTTCGTTGCTGCCATAAGAGCTTAAGTTGCCTTCAACTTTGATAAATTCGTAACCATTAAAATATGACAACGGAATAAAGCCGTTAGCCCAGTTAGGGGTAGGATGTTGTGAATAGCCAGGTAAAATTATTACTGCGTTATCATTTTCTCCTGATGTTGGCATATTAATCTCTTCCCATACTACTTTTGTAGTAACTAGGAAAGTTTTTAAAACTGATAGAGTTTTGTCATATCTATCAGCTATTGCTTTCATTACAGAAGTATCAATATTATTAGTAGGATCAAAAATCTGTTTTGCTGTAACGCCCGGAATTGTTAAGTTGGTTAGCCTCCAGTTAGATCCATCGTAGTAAGCATCATTTATTTTGCCATCTATCGCCGTAATTGTTGTAGGATTATCATTATTATCTAAAGCTGGCGTCAAATTGTTGTAAGACCCTAATTCAATCAAACGATATAAGCCTGCTATATTGGGGGCTGGTGTATTTAATCTTAAATATCCAGTATATCCATCTGAAAGATTAAGAAATGATCTTATTTCGTTTTTTTCAGGAGCAGTAAATCCAAGCCAAAGAGCTTTGTAATCAGAAAAGTCGGCATACATAAAATTTCTTGCAATTCCTGTAACATCAGTTCCTCTAAATCGCCGATTGAAATATGTGATTTGACCTGGAATCTCTTCAATATTATTATCTAATAATAAAGCTTTTGAACGCACTCTTCCATTTACGTGTAACAATTCAGAAGGATTATTTAATCCAATTCCTAAGTTATTACCGTCAAAATAGGTATTAGATTGGTTAAACGATAAACCATTCCAGAATAATAAATAATTTACAGCAGGTGATATTGCTGCCCAATTTGCTAAGCCTCCCGAAACGTTTAATAAAAAATTTCCATCAACTGAAGGTTTCTCTAATTTGCTATTTAAAACATTTTGCAAGCCCTCTACCATTGAAATGGTTATCTTGGACAAACCTAATGGAATATAATTTTCCGAAACTGTTTTATTGCCGCCTCTAAACATATATAGCGAGTAATTTCCAGATCCATCTGGAATAGCAATGAAGTCATGTATTTGATATTCATATGCAATATTATTTGCCATGAATTCAGAAAGAGAGTTTTCTATTGCAACTATAAGCTCAGATAAGGCCAAAGCTTCAATTTTATCAGCTCGTATTTTTCCATTATTAACAAATTCGGAAAGAGCTAAATAAAGTAGATTAGCCTTATCTTCAGTAAGACTATTCTCGATATCATCATATGTAAATTGAAAAGAATCTCGCAAATCTTCCGGAGAAATTTCCCTATTTGTATTATCTGGAAGTAAACTTTTTATTATATCAATATTGCTCATAATTTAACTAACTATTAAATCCAAGTGAGAATCCTTTAGTAAAAGCAGATGTATCTCCAAAACATTCGATGCTTTCACCGGATTTTATATCTTTTAAATCATCTGAATAGAATAACTGTCCTTCCAACAATCCATCTGTAATGATTATTTGCTCATTATTTTTGTCTTGCAGTTTTTCAATTGAGATTTCCTGCATTGTTTCCTCTATTACTACCTCCATTTTGATAAAGTTTTTTGATGAAGAATAATGAAACATTGGTCGTTAATGGAATATATATGAAGTAAAAAATTACCCATATTGCCCAGTGCCGTACTTCTGTTTGTAGCAGAAATATGAAAACCAAATAAACCCAATATCCCAGAAAGCTGATAAGGTGAGCAAAGCATAGCTCGCATCCTCCAAGTATTTTGTATGCGGCCATTCCTGTTGGAGTCCCTTTAATGTCAAAATCTCTCAACATTTTTTGCCATTTGAATAATTTATCCAGCCACTGATCTTTTTGAATTGACATAAAAAGAATGAAGGCAAGGGAAGCATTTCCCAGAATAAATAAAATTGTGATTCCTATAAACATTGGCTGTAGATTTTAAATGATATAGCTTTTATTTTTGTATTGTCAATTTTCTTTAATAGCACCCGGTGCAAAGCTCCAGGTGTAAAATTGTTTTCTATTTTTATTTCCTGTCCTTCAACAGCATTTCCTTTGAATGATTTTTTTACTCCATTAAATTCAGATTCAATGAGTAATTCTCCTGTGAAATCTGAAACTATATCTGTCGGAATTTCATTTTCGCAAGATCCGAAACAACCTATAAAATCATCACATTTTAGCATTCCTTACAAATATTACATTTACAATTATTGACGGTGAATTTCCCTGTTATTTTTAGATCAAAGGAGAGGAGACTGCCAAACTCTAAATTTTTGAGTATATTCAATCTGTCTTCAGCTTTTAATTTCGGATATTCGGTATATATAATTTTACCTATATTCGTTGAACACGAGGTTACAGATATCGGATATACCGTATTTAATCTATAGTTCCATAGTGCATTTAGGGTACATTTTTTAACCTCTTCAATATCATGGTTACGAGCATACAAAATCAACTTATATTCCTGGTTTGTTTCCAGCATTTTTGGAGCATTAAGATTTTGTATTCTAAAGTTTTGGTCACCATTTTCACGCAGATAAAAAAAGGCCCCGTTTTTATCAGAAATCCCAATTTCTTCACCATGGTAAGAGATTAGTTTTCCAGTAATACTATCAAGGAAAATGCCTGTAAAACCTGCATTTAAAAATGGCAGTTCTTCAAGAAGATAATCTCTTATATCAATTTCCATGGAAGTACGTTCTTTGGTTTTCCTTAATTTTATTGAAAACATTATCCATATGTTCTTTTATTTCATTCTGAGTAAACCCGAAAATTTTTGTGTTGTACTTTTGTTCCAGGTGTTTTACCTTTTCAGCATCTTCCGTAGTATTAACTCCTAATACAACAGATTTCTGAATTCTGGCAATATGGATGTTCCTTTTCAATTTCCCTGAATAATCCAAATTTACCTTGCTTGTTGGAAGCCCTTGGATATCTCGTAACTCTTTATAACCATAATTGAGCTTCATTGTTTTCTTTCCGCTGAAAGCTGAAGGTTTTATAAAAACTTCCTTTCGTACATTCATAGGTTTAGTGCTATAACTTTGGGAGATCAAATTTCCATTGGCATCTAAACCATCTTCAAAAATTCTTTTTTTTACTTTACTTTGAAGTTCAACGGCTGTTTCTTCAAGTATTCTTGTTTCTAAAACATCGGAAAGGTTCCTGCGATAATCTTCATATTTTTTAATGAGTTTTTCATATCCATTTTTAGACATTGGTAACGATTTTAGATTTTTTACATTCAAAGCAGTCATCATTACCGGCAATTATATTTGGAATTGTATCAATGAAAACATTCCATTTGGAATTGTATTCTGAAATAAGTTCAATTCTATTATTTTTAGCCTCTTCCTGCCCGTAAATAATGAATGGATTGATACGAGTACTGTTAATTCTTTCCTCTAAAGCATAAATGCGAGCTTTTAACCACACAAGTAGCCCAACAAAGTTTTTTGATTGTTGACAAAGTATTTGGGAGTAATCACATTCACACGAAAAAACAGCATTAATACCGAATCCTTCTTTTTGAGTTTCAGCAGATCCATTCCATCCTTTTACATAGCCGCAGTCATTTGGAATAGTTCCTCCACACCCTAAAAGGCAAGTAAGCTCGCTTGAATATGTTTCAACACCTTCCAATACTATTTTAACATTGTCTCCTTCAACAAAATAATCTGTAGCAAATTCATTTACCTTTCCTCCGGTAAGAGCGATATTAATTACAGACTCTTTTCCGCTATCAATGAATTTCAATTGAGCATTAGGATTGTCATTGACTGGATAAATTCTGATTTTCTTAATGCGTATTTTTTTAATTCCTGATCTGCCCTGTTTGTGTATTACAATTCCTTTTTGTCCCAATCCTGAATTCTGATATTTAGTAGAAAAATTACCTGTTACAACATCATAAGAGTTATTTACAGCTGATATTTTATTGGCGAAAAGAACTGAAATAAAATCAGTCTCAATATCCCGAAGGGCTAACCTAACACAATTTTTAAGGATTTTTAACCCTGTATTATATTCTGCGTTGGCGATATCATTGATTTTAGCAATATCGATTTCAGGCGCATCCATGAGATCATATCCGCTGGAACTGATAATTACCTGCTCAGCACATACATCTCTTACGGAAACTATATTTTCAAGACAAATTTGGCTCATCGTTTTTTTTAGATAAACCTTTGCCCTAATCGGGCAAAGGAAAAATTAAGAAATAATGAATCTACCGTATTGGTCGATTTTATGGTGTTGGACAGGTAGGTTCTACCAACTCACATCCTTCAAAATGGAAAATTCCATTTACACCTGGTTTAACGCAGGTATCTGCTGGCATAAAGAACATATCCCATTCAAGTTTAAATTGATATAACCATGCTCGTTCACAGTCATCATATTTTGCATCAAGATCCCACAGTAATCCTGTAACAGGATCTACAATAGCGCCATGATAGAATGTATCTTTATTTGAGAATGCTCTTTGAGGGTCGAAATTTGTATCATCTGTAGCGAAACGACCTAAGTTTCTGTTCCAAGTGATAAATTTGAACATGGAGGGATCAAAAGCGATTAAATTCTCACCTGTTGCAAATACCTGGTTGATTAAACTATCATAGAAATACCTATTTAATGAAGTTCCAGCTGAATTTCCCCTGTTGATACCATCTTGATTTACTCCTCCTGCAGATTGCATTTGTTGTGCGATAAACACACTATCACCACCAATAACCATTGGCTGGTTTGTCATTTGGATATCTAAGAATACCTTTTCAATTAAGGCTTTCCCAAGAGGGGAGAAAGCGCCCGTTTTTGGGTCCGCAAGAATAGCTTTTTTAACTGTTGTGGTTCCATCTGGGAATTTACCAACATTGGCAGCAAAAAATGTTAAAACTTCTAATGCCAATCTATTCCTTGTTGCTTGCATTTCATTGGCGAAAACCCCTAAATGCCACTCCGTTAAAGTAACGTTGTCAAGATCTCTGTTGTCATTTAAAGCGATCTTAATGACATTGGAAGCTGTACATTTTGAAACAAAGAAATCTTTTTGTTCCGGTTCTACTCTTATACCTTCTGCGGTACATAAATTATCAGAACAAGATCCTGTAGAGCTACAAGTAGGAGGTAGATAATTCAGTGTAAGCTTTCTTTTTTTACCTGCTTCTTTTCCTGTGTCTTCAGCAGTTATTCTATTGTTTTGTCTGGCTGCCAATAAAATAGCTAAAAGAGATGGAGCTAAATAGTTTGTTTTAGCGTAATTTACAATTGTTCTTTGAATGTTTTGGTGTGCGTTAGCGAATGACATCTTTAGAATTTTTAAGATTATTATTAAATTTTCTAAAGGTTTATTTAGGACACCTTAATTTCCTACAAGTCAAGTTTTAATGGCCTTTCCGACTATTGCCAACTTTGAACATTGGAGGGGATTTGCCCCCCCCATGTTATTTTGTTTCCATCGCAGCTACTACACCAGCAAATGGAAGCTCATTTCCCGGAACATGATTATCCGTTTTATTCCCTGTCATAGTACCTATTTCTACATGTTTTGTAGCAGATTCATTTGACATGTCATTTTTCACCATTCCTAAACCTTTAAATAAGTTTTCAGCGTAAGTTTTAGGGGAAAGAAGAGTGTTTTCATTGAGTTGGGCGAATCTTTCCGGATTATTTTTCTCTCTCAATTCAAGCTCTTTTTTCTCGCGGTTCCAAACTGGTGAATAATTATCAGAAATAGCACTTTTTAATACATTTATCTTTGCATTAGCATCATCACCAATTAAAGGCAATTCACCTACCAATTTTCCTAAATATGTTGCAATATGGAGATCATCAAACTCTTTATCCTTACCAGATAATTTATCTTCATATTCTTGCTTTAGCTTTTCCAGAGCTTCATTTTGGTTCTCAGATAAAGTTTTGATCTGTGTTCTTAAATCTTCAGTTGAAGCATCTTTATCTTTTTGCAGGAAATCAGCAAACATCTGTAATACTTCATCATCTTTTTTCCCTGCCAGGTCAGCATCTTTAATTTGGCCATTAGAAAGTTTTTTAATGGTATTTTTGAGGTTTCCTCCAAACTTCCCCGCTTCAGCTTTTAATTTGTCAGGTAGAATTTCACTTTCAAAATTCTGCATGAAAATAGGTTTTTTATTTTCCAGGAAAGTATTTATGATTTCATCATCATTGAATTGATCAGCTTCTTTCTCATCCTCCACAATTTGAACATCCTGAACTCCAAGATGTGCCAATAGTTTTTTTAGATTCGATTGGGTTAATTTCATTTCTTATTTTTTTTTTAGTTTGAATTTTTTGTTTTTACTGTAGAAATCATCAAATGTTTTTTGATTACTCACAAAATAATTGATCTCCTTTCCATTATCATCAACTTCGGCTACTAAAACTTCACCTCTTCTCAATGCAGGTAAAGTAGCTTGAGGTTTTGGAATTTCGTTGAATTCCTTTACTTCAATTTTTTTTTCGTTTTCTTGAGCTTGTTTGGCCATTATCCTACGATTTTAGTTTTAGCATCTAATTTTTTTAAAATTGAAGCAGCAGTACCGCTAAGGTTAACGACAACACCATGTTCATTTTCAACTTTCACTTCGCTTGCCTCGCTGAAGTCCTGATATATGATTTTATCCGTCAAAACTGGTATTATTGGCTCATTATTTAATGAGTTTTCTAAATTTTCTTTTTCAGGATTATCTGGAATTAAAGAAGTCTCTACGTCTTTTAAATAATCCAATTTATCTGGTAATGCAGCCAGAACTGTATTTTCTGGGGTTTCGGATCCTTCAGTTACAGTCACAACTGGGATTTCAACAGGTTTTGTTTCATATACAGTCATATCTAGGGTTTCGGATCCTTCTACTTTTTCTATAACCTTTTCAACAGGTTTTGATTGATTTTTTGCCATGATCTATGATTTTTGTAAAATTAAATTATTGATTTGCAGTTTCATCAGCTTTTTTGATCGAGTTATTTACATTTTTGGTAGAGAATATTTCGTCTACTTTTGTTTTTAAATCCTCAAAGGAGCTGTCGAGAATATATGTTTGCCCCAAATCCTTTTCGATCTCATCCAAAATCATTGGCAGCAATTGAGAGTATTGAATTTGCTCAAAATCGACGGTTTTCATTTGGGAAAGCTCAGCTGTGGAAAATGCAAATAGAGGATCATTCAATTGTATAAATTTTGATTTTTTTTGCATTACATCATCAGAGCTGAAGCGCTTATCAACAAATTCACCGATCATTTTTCTACGGATAAAAAGAGGTAGATTTGCTGTTTGGGTTTCATTTATTTCATTCAATAGGTCCATTGCTGTTTTAATGTTGAACTGCTGCGGCTTCACGAAAGTAAATTCGTAATCTGCCGGAAGAGTAACACCATTTGAAACCCGGACATTTCTATACGCAATGATATCTTTTATGGAGTTATAAATTAAATTATCAAAAATATGGTTGGATATGCCGGAAATGAATTGATATAATTTTTCCTGGTCTATGGCTTTAGCTGCCCCGCTCTGCGCTTCCCTGATCATTGTTAAATGAAGAGCATCTAATATCTTTTGAAACAAATCATCAGTATTATCCTTATGATAAGTATTCAATGTCACATCCGGATTGATAATTCTAATGGCCGGCTTGTCCATATCGTCTTTGGGAACTTCAAACCTGTCTGCAGGGTTTATACTGATGTATTTTTTTCCTTTACATTTAGGGCAATTATCCAATTTAAACCCGTGCGGGTGCATTTCGTCAACATTGCAGCTTACTTGTATTTTTCCGGTGCCGTCACAATCATGGCATTCAATATTCATTTGCTGAATGTATGGATGTGAGGCTTCCTTATCAATCATCTGCTTTGCAGAATAGTTTGATATATATTCATCAGCAATTGGAACAGCTTTATTCAGGAAAGATGAATAATATCCGTCAGTTTCGTAGCGGCCTCCAAGAATATCCGCAGGAATACGTCCGAGAAGATGTGCATAATAGCCATTTTCATTTTCAAGCTTCCATTTTCCTGTTTTTTCATCTTTTGTAAACCTAATGATGACGTTTGCATTGATCCAGTAGATCAATTTTCTGTCCCTGGAATAGAAAATGAAATCACCGGTATTAGGCTTTCTGATTACATCCTTGATACAAACATAGTGTAGATTTATTTCAACCGGCCCAACAGTTTCGTAACTTGGTTTAGATGGCATTCTTACCAGGTATCCATTAGGATCCTCAAGCATAAGACTTAAAATTTTATTGGAGAATAATCCAATCAGGTCAAATCCTTCAAATGATTTTGACCAGATATATTGTTCATCATTTTTGTTAGGAAGCTGTATTGTGTACTGCCCGTCTTGGAAAACCGCACCTTTAATAACGTCAGTGATTTGCAAAAAAGGATCACGTGTAAACGGTTTGTATTGTGATAATCTCCAATTTCTTGTTATTTTGTCTTCCCTCGGGTGACGTGCTAACAAATAGTTATCAAATAATTCTTGGTAATCATCAATGAAGTCTTGATCACTGAACATTTGGCCGCCATTTTCCAAATTAAACTTTGGCCGAATTCCTTTTGTATGTAAGGATATTGACAAAAACACCCGGACCTCTTTTTTTGTGTCGGGTGTTTTATTTTCATTGATAAATGTAAGAACTTCTGAAAGGTTCATAGAATTGATTTATATTACCACATTCCTTTAATTTCAGGGATATCATTAAGGTTGATATCTGGCTGAACAAAATCTAAAGGATCTCCCAGGAACTTTATTTTACCCTGTTTGAATTCGTATGCTCCGCCTTGATTTTTAGCTTCAAAGTTTAAGAACATACTGAAGGAAGCAGACATTCCTGCTAAGGAATTTTGTTGTCTTGGTACAATCAATCTTCCATCTGACATAGCAAAAACATAATTAAGGACAGTGCTATGCTCTTTTTTATCTTTCCAGAATTCATAGTCTTTGAAAATGATTTTAGAGGCTTCAGTTACATTGACAGCAATTCTATCTTGAAATGTAACCTCTCTACTTTCTATTGCTTCAATAGGAGGTCTGGAATCTGATACCTTTCTCTCTGCAACTTGTGGATCAGCAAATGTAACGTTGGCAAGCTCATTACTGAATACAAGTCCGGGTTTTGTTGTAGCTGGATCAGCAGGAGCAATCAATTCCTTAAGGGCTGCTGCGGTTAACGGATATGGTAATACTGTGCTGGATTTATAGAATCCAATAGATCTAATATTTACCTCTCTTTCTTCTATGGTACAATCACTTTCTTTTGGTACTAAATCAAAGTCTTGACAGTTTGATGGTGTAATAGCCATTGGGTAATTTTTAAAAAGTTATAAAACAAAAATACCGCCCTATGAGCGGTATATAAAGTAAAAAGTATATGAGTTACTTACATTTATGTAATTGAACTAGGAAAATCCGGATACCATGGCATACTTATATTTGTAGGATTGAATATTTTTACTTCTCCAGATGATGTATATACTTTAATCTCTGCTAAAATATTATCTGCTCCGTTCCAATCCCGTGTACCTACGTATTTGCTAGAGTCTTTGAATCCATAAGGAAATTGCCTGTTTATACTAACTGACTGAGATGGATTTTGTATAATATGAGTTTCTGTTGTGGACCACCAAATATTCTCTCCTATTGCTCTGAATCTACAGAATATTTCAACTTTAGTTATATTGGAGCCGTCAACTGTACTTGCAGTTAGTCCATAGAATTTAACTTGTCCAACATAATGACTTCCTGCATCTGCTTTATAAATGGTAATGAATACATCGGGCATGTGATCTATTTTAACCATACTTTCACCTTTGTAGCTAAGTATATTGGACTCAACGATATTTCCGCTTAAATAAGTTGCAACTGCTTTATATTTATTTGATCCTACAGAACTTAAATTGTCTGCAAAAGTAGGTGTAGAAATATCCATTATGAAATTAGTCCACGTTACACCGTTATCAATACTTTTTAAAATATCAATCTTGGTGATAATGTTATTTGGGTCTTGTTTATTAATTTCAATATTTGCAGTACATACATTCTGAGTACACATTCTGTCTTCAGTTCCCTGATTGTCTGTCCATCTTAACACAAGGGTAGGAGGTGTAAGTGCATTGGTGTGGTAAATTGGTTGACTTACTTCACCATTTACACAAACAGTTCTGATTTCGGCCTCATATTCCGCGCTTTCATCAAGGTTTGGAATGGTGAAAGTATTTGAAGTAGGGTTTGGTAAGTAAGGCAGCCAGTTTGTTGATGGTAGCTTGCGATATTTTACCTGGAATGACATTCCTTGTGTTAAAATCGGAGCTGCTACCGTAATTATCCAGTTTAAAGCCATGACTATATATTATATATTGTTGTTAATTCAAGTTTGTTGTTTGTGGTATTTCCCGAAGCGGAAATATCACCATTGGGATTGATTTCAAATTGGGCATTACCATAATTCTCATAAACATAATTATTAGGAACCCCAATTGTTTCTAATTTTAAAATAGGCTCATTAGTTAGTGTTGTTGAATCTGAAATATTGATATTTTCAACTACAAATTTTATTTCTATGAAGGTGGTGTATTTCCTGAAAGAATAAGATATTATTGTCCATTCATTATAAACTTGCTCATATCCAAATTCTAAATAATCACCTAATTTTTCAGTTCTACTTGTAATTTTTGAGGGTGCAGGAGCACAGCCAATATATTCACTAAATATAGATGAAACATTGGAAGGTCGCTTACAACCTGACATTCCTTCACAAAGTTTAACCGGATTAGCACAATCATCATATTTTGCGAATATTCGGTATTCCTCAAGTGGTAGTTTGTAGTAAATGAAAGAAGGAACGGTGCCAAATGTATCTATCTTAATAATTGCAGTTACATCACACCAAAGGATATCAGTATCAAAGTCCGTGACAGAAACAGTATCCGATAATCCGGTAAAATAATCGATTAAGCCTTGATATGTGTAAGCAATTGGTTGTCTTTCTTCACCGTAATAAGTTTGATCTTTATCTCCCGCAGGGATGACAAAAAAATAACAAAATGTAGAACAATCATCAATACATGAGAAATCGTTTACTTTTGGGAAATCTTCCAACTCAGCTTTTAACTTCCAAGATCCTGTACCTGGGATATCATCTTTAATAAAAATTTTTCCGCCACGATAAACATATTCTATGCCATTGATAAAAATACGGCGACCTGAAAACATTGCTTCTATCTCAAGCATTTTCCATTCTGGGAAAACGTCTAATCCTGTAAGTTCAAATTTTCTGACATATTCAGATCGTTGAGGTTTACCAAGAAAACTAACGTTTTTCTTTATTTCGGTAGGAGAGACTGTTATTTCACCAGGAATATAAATTGTTTTCCGAAATCTCAACGATGGATTGTTTTGAGAGTAATTCAAAAGTGTTTTAGGATCACCATAATAATCTCCGGTTACACTATCCTCACAATTATATGTTGCTTCAAGTCTAATATGGGGAAGTTGGCAGCCGTCTACAATGAATGTAGTTGCTGTTAAAGGAACGTCGATCAGGTAGTCTTCACCACGGTAACAATATCCGATCTGTATTATATCATTACAATCTACATATAGATAATAATTTCCATCTATATAATCAAGCTCATAGCCCGCCTCATGCAATCCTTGACCGAACTGGAAAACAGAATTGTTGATCTTAATGTAGCCAGCTTTGTTGACAATCATCATTGCGAAATCATCTATAACAGCGTAGCAGGTGGTACCGGTTAAAAATCTCTGATAAGGTTCAGTTATTCTTGTGAATATAATAAATCCGGCATTTCGGACAATTATTTTAAAGCAAAAGTATCTGTGTCCTTCAAAAATAGGAGAGAACTGTTTTAATCGTAATGTAAAATAGTTCTTATTATATATTGAAACTGCAAATACAGCCTCAAAATCATTTGTTATATCAGCAATGAACTCATCTCCCTGATAGCTCATAAGATGAACTTCTAACGAATAATTATTTTGTAACTGTTTTGGAAGGAATCCCTGAAAGAAAATATCTGAGGCTTTTACAATAGGCTCAAAGTACAGATTTTCTCTGTACTTTAAATTATTTTGTTGAAGCTGTGAAACGGTATTAACTAAAATCATAATGTTCCTTTTATTTTAATCCATCTACCAAGTTTGTCAGAACTATCGAAACTTAACTCTATTTCTTCTATTCGACCTTCTTTGTAATATTGCCCGCCATCCAATTTTACTTTTCTTCCGAGGGCAATATTCGTAGATTGATCAAGAACACCAAGTTTTTCAAGGTCAGGATTACAAAGTGGTATTTTTAATTCAAATTGTTTATTCATAGGAGGGTTTATCCTTGGATCATCAATCTGGTGAAATCGATCATAAAGATTTCCGGAGAAATTAGCATCAAAAGCCATAGGCCAATTATAAAGCTTGTTGTGTTCATTGTAATAATCGTCATATTCCGTATCTTCATAATGGATGTCATGATAAGGCGTACCTGATGGGTTATAGGTAGGATTCGGCACAGGCATGTTACTTCCAAAAGTATGGTAATATTTTACGCGGGCATTTCTTTTACTTTGTCCATCCCATAATAAAAGTTTAGGCAGAATAAGAGTATCATTTTGCATGATCAAAGCACCTTTCCAATCATTTAATCTGTTTCTGAGTGGGACAAGTATTAAGTTGGTTAATCCGCCAGTAACCACAGAAATAATCCATACGTATTTAAGCGCCTCACCGATATAATCCGGATATATACCATCGTTTCTAAATCTTGCAGCAGCAAAAGACTGAACTATTTTATTATCTTCTCCTTCTAAAAGTGGGTTACGCGGTTTATTGTAATCAACGATGTCGTTGAATCTTGTTTTAGCATCCGTGGAAAGATTATCATATGCATCTGCAGCATAACCTAAATTTGCATATGCTTTCTTCTTTCTTTCGTTCCAAGTATAACATACGCCATCAATAATAAGCTTTTTATCTGTTCCTGTAAAATCATATAGATATCCGGGAATCTCATCAAAATCTTTTCTACTGAAATAAAGTGTATTATTTTTTACATACCATTTTGCATTGAAGACTTTTTTAAGGTCATTCAGGAACATATCTAAAGTTGTGAGAGGTCTATTATCATCAATCCACCACGGCCAGTCATTATTGTGTTTTATTCCTTTCTTGACCTCAGCTGATAACATAGTTAAATTATAATATTCAGATGATGGGTCAAAAAATAAAGGAATTGAATCTGCACCAACATTAACTCCACACTTTGAGCATACATTTGAAATGTAATCTCTTACCAGCGGGGCCGGGTGTTCCCTGCCACATCCGGATCCTTGAAACATAGTTTCTATATATTGGTCCTTAAGTTCATGAGGTTTTATCGGTTCAGACATACTCATCTTGAAACCGAGTTTTCTGAGAAACTTAACAATTGCATAAACAATCATCAGAATAGGGTAGATGGAAGTATAAGTGATAACATTTAACAGCGCTTGCATTGCTGCCATACTCCAGAGCACAGTCAATAACCATGTTGGTCTAAATTCATTACAGTAAGCAATTCTCGGATGTTGATAATTTCCATCAAACATTCCGGAATGATTATCTGCAATAAGAGTTGTCTGAATACATGAATATTGTTCGTCTTTTTGTTTAAGCATTACTTCAATAACACAAGTATCAGTATCGCAATCAGTCAATCCATCATTTTTTATAACAAAACCGGAAAAAATATCAGTGTCAACCTGTATTTTAACTTCGATGCCATTTAACGGTGCTGATACTGATTCATTCATCCATTCTTTTATAAACAAATATGCCTGGTTATAGAATGTTATTTGGTCACTTGAGCCCTGTTCAACATTTGAAGTTGATTTTCCCTCGGCTCCATCTGATTTCAGCCTCCAGATAAGGTTTAGTTTTTCCAAGTTCTCACAATCATCAGTGAATTCCTTCCAATCATTATTTGGCAATACTCCGGGTACTATTTGCAGAGAATTTGGGTTTAATCCGGTATAATAAACTGGTTGCTGATTTTCATCGAACATTTGTAGCTTCTTAAGGAAGATTCTCATTTTCATAAGTTCTGTCTTTTTCTGTCTGTTATTCTAGCTTCCTCTGTTATTGCAATAAAGCCACGTCTATCAATAGAAACTGAGTTCGGTGTCTTTTCACGAATTGCATTTTCTACACCTGAAAGTCTCTGTTCCAATTTCGTAAAGTCATAGGAGTTACCTGAATTCACTGGTTGAATGTTGGCTGGCTTAAATCTTACCACACTGAACTGAGCCCCATTGTTGATATCCTCAAGAATAGCCTTGTTTTTTGCTGTAGCTTCTGCATTTATAATACTTTCATGTCGGGATATTCTAACAAGGTTAGAATCAGATCTGCTCGTTCCTTTACCTTGGAAGTCAACGACACCATCTTTAAATCCAGGAGTATCAGAATTAAAATTTTTAACAGCGGAAAAACCAGCAGCTAAAGCTGCTAAAACAATTGCAATACCCACAGGTGCAGCAATACCGGTTTCTCCGGCCGCTGTAGCAATAGCCAATGCAATTTGTGAAGCCTGCATTAATAAATTGATGGCAATTTGCTGTTTTGCAAACCGTTCTTTTATTTTTACAGCCTTATCAAGTCTTCTTTCCTCTTCCTGCAAGGCTTCAGCATTACCACGGTCGGCAATTTCCTTTGCCCTGTCAACCCTTCTTTGACGGACTTCAATTTCGTGTTCAGCTTGGGCTTGAAATGCAGAGGTTATATTTTGGGCAGACTGAACAATTGAGTCTGCCATCTGAATATATTCCTGAGCAGTAGTTCTTGTACTTTCTTTTTTTATTTCAGATCGTTTACGGAAAGCAATTAAAAGATTCTCTTCATTTTTATTGAGGTTATCCTCATAAACTTTAATTTGCTTTTCGTTATTTTTTTTATCCTCACCAGCTAATTCAGCACCATATTCTCGCAAAACCTTAAGATCATTTTTAAGCCCTTCCCGGCGAATAAATAGCTCTGAAATATCCCTGTCAATTGAAATGAGATTTTCTTGTTTTGCTTGTTCTTTTTTAAGATTTCGCTTCTTTAGGAAAAAAGATTTTTCTATTTCATTGTCGGAGATATGCTTATTTTGCAGTTGCTTTAGCTCAATACTGACCTGATCTCTTTTAACCGCAAAATTCTTTTCAAAATCTTCTTTTTCCTTGTCAGATTTATTACTAAGAGCTACAAGTTGAAGGTCTAAAAGCTTGTTGTTTTTCTTCAGCTCATTAGAAATAATTTTTTGAAGTTTTTCATTGTTGCTTTTTTCAATTTCCGCATTTTCAACTTCATTTAATTTATTCAGATTCGATTTAAGCTTTGATACAACAACAGTATTTCCCTGTTCTTCATAAGCTACAATTTGTTGTGTAAGCTCTTTACGTTGTCTGGCATATTGAGCAACTCTTTTACGATGCTGGTCTTCCAGTTGTTCAAGTTCAAGGGCAAAAGATTGATCACGTAAAGAATATAGCTCATCATTTAACTCATTGAAATTTTTAACAGCTTCCTCAATCTGCTTTTTCGCCTCATTAGTCTGATTGTTGATTATCTCAGCTAATTTGGCTTTCGATTGAGATATATTGGCATTTTCACCCGCAAGATTTGCAGCATATTTTTCCTTTTCTCCAGGTTCTCCTTTCTTAGTTTTTAGGGCTAAAGCTTTTTTCCTAGAAGTGTCAATTTCAATATTAGCTAATACTTTTTCATTAGCTTCCTTATTTTTCAGTAAGCGAAGATCAAGACGGAATTGATTTTGATCATCCTCATAATCTTTACGATATCTTTCTTCTGCATCGGCCTTTCTCTTATTTTCCAGCTCAGTTCTACGTTTCTTCTCGTTTTCTATTTCTTCAAAAGCTTTTGCAAGTGGAGACTTTCCTTTTTTCTTTTTATCATCATCTTTTGGCTTTACAGGAACTTTAATGTCTGGAGCGTATTCATCAAACATAGCAACGAAGTCGCCGGAACCAATTAATCCTAGAGACTTTCGCAAATCAAACCCCGCCTTTATCTTACCATCTTTTTCTATTCCGCCTTCTCGTTTTACTTTATCATAGAATCGATCAAATATTTTTTTATTATTGGCTTGGACTGTAGCAATTCCCTGTTCAGCCATTTGCTGTTGTTTGGTAATAGATGGAATTTCTGTAATAAGTTTACTTAATGCTTTTGAAGCAGATGTCAGACCGATAGAATAGCTTAAATAATCTTCATGTCTGTTAGCAAACGGATTTTTAAAACTTGTGAAAAGTCCTGAGTTTTTATCAAGTTCTTTTTTTGCTTGTTGAACAATATCCCTTTGTTTCTTAAAGTTTCCAGCAGCTTTTTGGTAGTCATCCAGATAACCTGTTTGTTTCAACGCCCCAAGGAATGATGGGTCACTCAAATCTTCAGCCGTATCAGAAAAAATTTTTCCTTGTTTTTTTGCCAGATTTTCTTTGATAGAAGTTTGTTGAGCAAGATTAATTCTTCTTTCGTAAGCTTTATTAATTCCTTGTAAAGTAGCCAATACTTGTCCAGCTGTAAGATTTTCAAGATTTAGATTTGCAACTAACTGAGGGTACTTTGCATTTAACTCTGCAATAAGATTATTTCGTGACTGATTTTCCTTATTTAAAGAGGCAATAGCACTAAATAAGGTATTAACTTCAGCTTGTTCTTCTCTAAGTTGTTGAGCAGGGCTTTTCTCTATAAGGTCATTGAACAGAGACAGAAGTTCATTAGCCAAATCAATCATTTCCCCCATAAAACCCTTACCTGACTTACCCATATTGTACATTACAGAATCCCATGTGTCACCTAAATTGGAAATTTTTCCATCCAATGTCATTGCTTTTCCTGCCATACCTCCAACGACCCCTTGTAACTCACCAAATGAGATGATTGCGTTCTTAATAGCCTCTTGGTCAGTCTTTTTAACCTGCTTTTCTATTCCTTTGAAACTGAAAGTAACCATATCTCCGGAAGTCTTAGCTTTAATACCGAATTCTTTCAATCTCTCATACTCACCAGTCATAGCATCGAGTAAAGCCTCTGTATATTGATCAAATGATTTTCCTTGTGATGATGCAAGGTCTCCCATTTTTGTTAACTCTTCAGTAGTAGGATCAAATCCTCTGTTCTTCAATTTAATAAATGAAGCTGTTAATTCATCTACATCATATGGAGTTTTAGCAGCGAATTTCTGTAATTTATCGAATGCTCCTTGTGCCTTTGTGGATGAACCATAAGCATTTTTAAGCATTTCGTTGTATCCTTCAAATTTTTTTGTTACTTCAAAAATCTGATTACCAAGACCAGCAATAGAAAGGGCACCTGCAAGTTGCGGAACCATTCCAGCAATCCCAGTACCTGAAAACGTTTTACCAAGTTTGCCAAAGAACCCTGATGCTGTATTCTGACGAACAGATGTAAGACTATTTAATCTTCTTTGTTCATTTGAAATAAGATTAGTATATCTTCTTACTTCTGATTCTGAAGTTGCCTGTCTTCTTCTTTGTTGAAGAATGTCAAGTCTAGCATTAATGGCACCTATAAGTCCAAGCTCCCGGGTAAGTTGGTCATTGAATTGTCTGTTATTAAGAATAACGCTTTCAGTGGACCTGGCTTGTTGTTGTAGAAGCTGATTATTCCTCTCCATTAGAGCGGAAATACGTCTTCTTCTTTCTATCTCTGTTGAGGATGTATTATTGTATGCCTGAGCAAAGCGAGCTTGTCTTTGGCCCAGCTGATAGATATACTCGGTCTGTCTTCTAAGTTGTGCGGAAAGTTGTTCAAGATTCGCATCATCAATATCAAACGCAATCCTGTGAAGTATGTCTAAAACATCATCTGCCATAAAACAAAAATACCGCCCTATGAGCGGTATATAAAGCAAAAAATGAGCGAGTTACTTACATACTTTATGATTTGGAAGGCTCTGTAGATTTATTTTTCCAGGATATAAATTCCTGTATATTTCTGTAACGATAATAAAATTCGTACACAGAACAATCAAGGATATAATCTGCCTTTTGTTGATCTCCATCAGCTAACTTCAAAGCTAGACCTGTGAAGTGTTGATACATCTCATTTATTTTTGTTCCGACGTGCTTGGCTGCATCGATTCCAACATTGTTTTCCTCTGATTTAAAGAATTCAGGGAAACTTCCTGTAAGTATTCGCTGTATGCTGGTGTAAGCTCGAGTCCTATGGGCAAAAAAAAACTATATGCTTCAGGTTCATCAAGGATTCTTTTTAATTTCCATTCAGTCCAATGATTTTCACATTTATCCGGATCCTCTCTTTCTACAATAGAATAAATCATTGCCATTCTCAATGTAGCGTGTTCATCAACGGGGTATTTAGTTCGATATTTTAAGTTATTGGCCAGGACAGCCACATCCACTATCTTTTTATCATTAACAGCCTGAATCATCTGGTCGCAAATTGAGTTAATCACTGTAGGTGTTATTCCAGCAGCTGAATACATATTTTGCGCACTTGCTGCCAGATGCCGGGACATATGATACTCCGACATGTTTGTTAAGGAGTAATAACGCAAAGGCTCATCTCCTTCTTTTAATCGATCTCCATTTATATTGAAAATTTTACTTTCAAACATCATTGTAAATTTAGGATCATCTTTGTACATATCTTAATTTTTTAATTGTTATTTGTGCGATGATAATTAGAACGAGCGAATTCCTGGAAGTATTTCTGAAAAAAATATCTCATATTATCGAAGTGGTCCATGAAAAATTTAACACGGTCTTTTAATAACTCATGAGTGCTTCCTTTGGGATCAATTCGGGCTATTTTACATTCATTAATAGTTTTCTTACATCTTGGATGGATATATAGATTAGGGTAGTTGTAAAACATTTGATTCATAAGGATCCGGCTATTCTCATGACTGAGGTTATATCCGTTAGGATGCATCTGAGCATCAGAAAGTCCCAAATGTTTCTTAATCATAGAGTATGCACTATCATGTTTACTCTCGTATCCCACCTCACCTTCTTTATTCCCAGAGCTATCTCCGGTAACAAAAAAAGGACTGAAAGGATATTTTGATTTTATGCGTTCGCAAAACTCTCGCAATACGACATTACCTTCCATTTCATCTATCATATGAATAAAACTGTCAGGAAGCCCTTTTTGCGGTGACATTTGAACCATTTTAACAGTCATAGGATTTTTATTGAAGTCAAAAGTTAGGTAAATAGGATAGGAAGGAATAAATGGAATTTCTCGAACATGTTTTTCTTCATTGAAAGCATATAACCAAGGATCATCATTCGGCTCCTCACCCCATAGACCTTTTAAATCTGATTCTATTTTAGCCTCATTTCCTCCATTATCCATTAACAGTGTCTGCCTATATTCTTCCTGATTGATGAAAGGATTGTCCAGGTAAGTTGAATGATTCAGATACGTATCAAGATTTCTGAATTGTTCAGACAACTGGTATTGTTCTTTTTCATCAAAAATAGTTTTCCTGATCCAGTGATCTTCATTGATGAAAGTATTAAAAGACATAATAAAACAATTTTGTGTCTTTGGTGATCGTAACGACTTATTTAATGTATCGAAATCATCAAAAGTCATTTGGTCCATTTCCTCACCCCATATGTGAGTAGGCTCAGCAATCGATTTTGTTTTATTGTTATCATCGAGTCCTTTAGCTACTGCTCTGTTACCATTTCTTAAACATACAAAGGAATAGTCACTTTGATTAAACTTAAACTCATTTTTCCATCCCATCATTTTTACAACATCTTGAAAAATTTTGAACTGACTGTCTTTGATATGAGCAGACCATTTACGACAATAAATCAAATACATATATTCGTCAACAAGCATTCTCGATAAAAGTAAGATAGCTATATGAGTAGATTTTGAACCACCTCTTCCTCCGAAAAAGATCATGTAACGATGAAACCTAGTAAAAGCATCTCGAAACTTAGGAGCTATCTTTTTTTTAGATATCGCAAGTCTTTTATTCGGAACTATCAGATTCTTCGTCATCATCTACCAATGTTACACCAGTTATTACGGAATTATCATTAACATCAAGCTCTTTCTTATCACGCCACTGATCCGGATGTCTATTTTTTAACCAGAATATTGCAGCACCAGTATCGGCAGGAATCAGAATCTCTTCTTCGTGAATCTCAATCCTTTCTTTGGAGCCGACACCGTTAATAGTTTCACGGAGTTTGAATGCTTTTTGTACTTTTTCTTTACCTCCGAGAGCCCTTTTATACAGTGATGCAGCTATCTTAACATCCGCCTCTTCTTTTCCACTTTTTATGGCCTCCGAAAACTGAGGATAATTTAATTTCCATTCGTACAGAGTTGATACAGCAATTTCAAAAACACCAGCGATCTGCTCATCAGTGAGACCAAGCAAGCAGTATCCTACAACCTTTTTTGGATGGAAGTCAGGATCATATTTAGTTGGGCGACCGCCTTTGTTTTCTGTTGACATAGTTTTATAATTAGAATTCTACACCACAAATAATTTCAGCAAGCTTTTCAGCCAAATCAAAATTATCAGTATCTAAATGAACTTTTACACCGTCCATATCAGGATCCTGAAAGTCTTCATGTTTTACCCAAATGAAAAACTCTTGTAAAGGTGAAACCGCTAAAACCAAATCATTAAATTCATTGATTTTTTTTACATAGTTGATGATTATGTTTTCCTGATTTTCTAATACGAATCCTTTTTCTTCTAAAAATTCTTTGGTTATTTCTGCCATATTTACCATTTTGTTATACTTGTTAAATGCCAACCCTTACAGGCTTTACAATAATATGATCTCTTTGGTATCTTACTGCGGTGGCTTGAATGCTTACATTTCCTGATTGTCTCATTTGCCAATCTCAAAGAGGGGAAAAGGACCTTGTTACACATTACTCAATTCTTTCTACCATTCCGGAAAGCCTTTCACCTTTGATCATTTTTAACTCTGGATCGAATTCAAATCTGAGCATAAAGGCTTCTTTGTTTTTCCATGAGTCAAATGATAATGTAACATAGGCATCCATATTCTGAATTTTCTCAATTGCCTTTTTCTGAATATCTTCTTTTACATTTTTGACATTCTCCTTTTTTTCTTCATCAGACAATTCTTTTTTTACTGCCTTTTCATGTTCCTTTTGATCTTTTACAGGTTGATAAAAGTCTTCAAGATCCTGAAGAACTTCATCTGCAGTATCAGTATTTAAATCAATTCCCAAGAATTCAATGTCATAATCTGTTAGTCCGGCAGCCTCATAATCGATTTCAGGAACTAATAATCTTAGCAGCTCTTCATCGAATTCGGTTCTTGAACGAGTTTGGAAAATATTTTGTTCCTTTTCTGTCTTGTCATCCATTTCGGTAATCTCTACCTTAATTTCGTAATCAGTCTCTGGAGTACCATCATATCCATTCAGAATATCCAAACCCATTACACGTTTATGGCCATCAACCAGATTACCAGTTGTTTTATTCCATATAATTCCCCCCAAAAAACCAACTCTTTTTATATTTGCCTTCAGTTCTTCAACCTGGGCCTTAGTATGGTTTTTAGGATTGTAAGGTGCGAAATTGATTAAACTTCTTTGAATGTAACAAGTCTCACTTTCTTTGTACTTTTTTCTTGATTGCTTTGCCATTTGTATTATGTTTTTCGTTATAGTCGATTAGTAATTTTTCAGAAAGAGGGTAAGCGGTTAGGATCTTTTTAAGATCGTCCGGATAGAACTTCCGGAGGTACACATAAACGTCAACATCGAAATTAACTCCATTACTTCTTTTATTCCCATATTTGATAGGCTGGGGTAGTGAGTTTCTTTTTATGTAATCCAGTACATCTGCATCCTTCCATTTGCTTAAAGGATAGACATTTTTAGTAGGAGAAATCGCTTCAAGTTCATACTGACGTAGTTTGATATTTCGAGTCATATTATCGGCTTTTTTTTCTCCGATAAAAGCATATTGAAGACCAGTTCTTATTTTCACTGCATTTATGGTATCAGCAAACTTGAGCTGACGAACGTTTTTTCTTGGCTGGCAGAATAGGCCGTATTTATGAATTTTAGTAAGAGTCCAGTGAGGAACCTCTTCAAATGTTACATTCTGATATCTTTTTTTTGAGTATTCAATAAAACGGTTTATGTGTTCCAGGTCTTTTACAAAATACATGAAAATACACACTACCTCATTAAATTCTTTAGCTAACATATCAAGCAGAACAATACTGTCTTTTCCTGCCGAATAAAAAAGGATAACACGATCAGTTTTTTTTCTGATCGTGTTAATAACCTCTTTTGCGTGTTTCAGGTGTTCCATTATCCACCATTAAGACCGAAGGCCACCCTTAAGTCTCTTCGTTTTTGATCTCTTGTACCAAATCCGGATTGTTTACCTCTTTCAACTCTTCCGGCATTTACTCTTGTTCTTACTGTGGTTACACCTGTAACTCTGTTAATTAATCTTCTGACTCAGCGTAATATTTTAAAGGTTAGTATTAAATGTTCTTCTTTGATATGATTTTGCCCAGAGAATATACCATTTGGGCTGTGAGAAAAGTTTGACCATTTTCTTCATATTCAACAAAGTTGCCTTCTTTATCAATTATATATTCGATTTCAGCAGCTTTAATTTCAATGACAATTTCAGGGCGATCTTTTGTATAACCATTGAAAAATTGAATCTTTTTATAATCTTTTGGACGGACGTCTTCGCCTTCACCATCACCCGGATCAAAGTATTCAATGTACTTTTTGGAAGTGTTGGGACGAATTTCCCGGAATTCTTCTTTCTTTTTACCTGACAATATATTGTCCAGATGCTCTTTTTTGATTTGAAGTGTAAGTATGCTCATTTTCTCAATTTTTGTAGACAGTAGAGGTTTCGAACCCCCGATGCTTATTATTTTCACACCCTAACCATAGCTGCCCGTTTGCCTGTCTTTCCAGGCTGTCAGAATGTTTTGGCCGTTTAGTGTACTTATTACCGTCTGTCTTGTCATGTCTCCATACTTTCCAAGATGTCACCGGTTGATTGGGGAACCGGAACCCAACACATAAGCTACTCACATTCGTTCTTTCCGTCTGTATTGGTATTGTAGCGGGTGAGGGACTCGAACCCCCGACCTCCAGTAAGTCAAACTGGCAAGCTAACCTCTGCTCTAACCCGCGTTTTTATATCTTTCGATAATATCAATCAACATAAATCTGTCGTGCTTATAGCCTCGCATATGCGCCATATAATCTAACTGATCATATCTCTCCTGTCCAATTTTTTTAATGAGGTTCTTTTGATACTCGATCAGGTTACCAGATAAATGCAAATTACATTGAATGCATTGAGCATGAATATTATCCAAATTGAACCTTACACTACCATAATTACCCCGACTAAAATAATGACCTGCATTACATTGGTTTTTCGGTTTGAGTTTACCACACGATATACAAATAAAATCACCAAACTCATTTATAGAATCACGTTTTCTAACGTAAGCGTTGACCAATTCTTGAGCTTTTTCGATCAGCCAACTGAGTGATTTTGATTTGTATTTTTGTATGGTTTTAGCCTCTAACACACTAACAAAAATAAAGTAACAAAGAAGGCTTTCAAAGAGAAAACCACCTGAGTTACTTACATATTCTACAAATAAAACTGTCCTTTTTCGAGACTTGAGTTTATTAATTCTTTATACTTTTGAACATAAGTAGAAGCTTCAATTTCACTGTCAAACTCTATATAGTGAATACTACTGTTCACTATTCTAACTTTAAAAGTTTTCTTTCTTGTACCATGCTCGTCTATTTGTTTGAAATATTCATCAATATAAAAGGTGTTACTATAGGGCATTTTTAACATTGTTCCGTCTTTAATGAAAACATGGAATCTATTTTTTTTTGTAAGCACCCAACCTAATGGTTTGAAGTCGTCAAAAGAGCTTAAATTAGAACTTGTCACAATTTGATTAAGAATAGACAAAGTAAGCTTGGATTTTTTAATTTCTATTTGCATTTTGTTAATTTTTGCTTTTACCACCAAAAGCGGGTATTACCCCGCTGATATTAAACTTCTATTTTACCCACTTTTTTCAGATATAAATAACTAGGTTCTTGACTACTATGTGAATGAGCTATATTAACGACTATATAAGTTTCAACTACTTCATTTTTCTTGTGTATTAAATAATACTCACCTTTATTTGGCGGTGTTATTAAACAAGTGCTACCGAAATTTTGAACCGGTCTACCATCATCATACACTTCATAATACAAGTATTCTTTTTCTAGTCTTATTGCGATATCTGATATGATATCTTCTTTAATCTCTTTATAATTTAATTTCATGATTTTATTATTTATTGGGGGAAGCAGTTTTAAAACTTGCTTAGGTTTGATTTTAAGACCAAAGTTTTTTTGCCAGATCTAAATTTTTTTGAGCTTCGTTTACGGCTTTCTTAGCATAAGTAAGTTGATAGCCGTGTTCACGTTTAATACTGCCATTTTTAAGGCCTTCATGTTGGATTTTTGCAGCCTCTAATTTGTATTCATAAAACTCGATACTCTCAGGCATTGACAAATTAATGTCGTTTGCCCTTTTTGCCCAATAGTCAGCCTTACTTTCATGAGCAGATGCCTTGTCTGAAAATTCAACACTTTTACCCATAGCAGACCAACTACGATCTAAAGTTCTTCTATGACCTGTTTCACTATGATGACCAACTAAAATAGGCTGTCCCATTGGTATATGTTTTACAAGGTCCTGAGATCTTTTATAATGGTCAGTAGATTTCTTTTCTGCAATAGAAGCCCAATTCTCATATTTTTCTGATTTATTCTTCGCCCTTTCTTGAATATTAAAACCGTCAGCCCTGGTAATAGAATAGTAAAAGTGGTTATCTTTTTCATAAATAAGATTATGAACTACGCTTTCATTTTCTTTACCATATTTAGTGGTAACATTGATAATGTCGCCTTTTGAGTGTTTTTCAGTGCATTTTGCTAAAAATACATTTGGTGCATATTTGCTGTAAGTATTCATAATATAAATTTTTATTTGTCTTTTTGTTTTGTTTGATGATGTAAAATTAGTCTTTTTATTTAAATGGACAAATTTATTTTAGTCTTTTTTTATAATTTTTTATGGGTAGTGTTGTCTTTTTGCTTAAAATTCATATCTTTGAGGAATGAAATTAAGAATCGAAGAAGTTTTAAAACAGAAGGGCAAAGATTTGAACTATGTCGCTGAAAAACTAGGTGTTACGTATAATGCTGTCTACTTAAGAACTAAAGGTAATATGCGTATAGATAAGCTGCAAGAAATTGCTGGGGCTTTAGATACAGAACCTGCAGAATTAATTCAGACAGGAGAGGGGTATTCACACTTCTATGATGACAAAACAGGGGAGTGGCTGGGTATAAGAAAAAAATAAATCCTCAATTATGAGGATTTTTTAATTTGGGCATATTCTATATCGAAAGCATTGACAATTCCTTTTACCCCATTGGGAACGTGATCTCTTTCGGATTCTGGAAGATGTTGAAAAATGAATTCAGCTTTTTCCTGTTTTGATGCATTTTCTAACAAATTTTCGGCTAATTTGTCATTAACATCCAATTCAATTTCTTCCAATCTTATTATTGGGTATCTTATTTTTAATTTCATAATTCTTGTTTTAAAGTGCCACCCTAAGATAGCACGGGGTTAAACTTCCAAATCAGTTATTTCTACAGAATGATCATAGCAGTCTCTTTCTTTGATGTTATCGGAAAGCCAATCAATAGCATTACTGTAATTTTGAATTGTTTTTGTATCTATGGCATCTAATTTATCATCATTATCATATGCCTTCATAAGTTCATCAATTACATTTTGAGGAGCTTTTATTTCTCCTAATCCTACGCTATATGTAACTGTAACTGATATTTTTTTTATTATACTCATTGCTTTATTATTTATTAAATTTCATCTGAAATGGCAAATACTGTACTTTCACACATTGGCGTATCTCCATCATACATTACTATACTTTTAACTTCTGCCTTTTCACAAATTGAGTGATTGTATTCAATGTTATCCTGGCTAATGAAAACTTCTAAAGTCTCATCTACTTCCTCCAGAATCTCTTTTAATTTTTTTACTGTCATGTATTTATTATTTATTGGTTAAAGTTGCTTTGTTAATGTATTCTCCTTCAGGTAATTGGAAGACGTTGAAGTGATTTTTAAATAGTTCAGTCCAAAACGAATAGGAAAACTTACAGGTCAAGAACGATTCCGCATCTAAAGAAATGGCCTGTTCAAGACTATCTGTATCGACTTCATTTTCCCAAATAAAATTAAATTCGTCTCTTGTTAGATAGGATAGATCGTAGAGAATAGGTTTGCACTTTTCAATATCAGCTCTTCCAAAATCTCCATAAGGGCTTATCAACATTACACCTTCATTTGAAAGTTCTAACCCAACAAATGAATGCTCATGGTCTTCTCCATCAAATCCTATCTTCAACCCATACGGCAGATAAGCGGAGTAAATTTTTAAAAGTTCTTCTTTATTCATAGCTTAAGTTTTTTAATTATTTTGTTCGCAATTTCATAAACAGATCCTTCTGACACATCCTCATAAGACCATAGTATATTTATTATCGCTTGTCTAATTTCTTCTTTTGTCATGGCTAGTAAATTGGTGGTTTAGGTTTTTCTATTGGTTGGTAGTGGGTTGCTTTTAAATCTGGAAGGAGCCACTTTTTGTCCGTTTCGTAATCATTAAGATTTGAGATCCTGTTATCTGTCCGATAAATCCAATAAGCCGAACTATCTTTTGGTAAATCCTGTTCGCTTTCAATTTTCATCCATCCATTATTATTTTCAATTCCGGATAATGATTTAGGTCTAAAATGCATATTTTTTGATTCTAGATCAGGAGATGCCCATACAGAATATCCTAACCAATCAATTACATTTCTTTTACTTATGAAGCCAAAATTTTTTAATGCATAATCTTTAATGTCATCATGGAGTTTTTTCCAATTATCACCCCAAGATTTTATTATAACTTCTTGTATTTTCTGTTCTTTTGTCATTGTTTTGTTTTTTAGTGGTTAAAAGGGGCCGGAGCCCCAAGTATTTAGGAAGGTATTAATCCGATGGAGGTTTGATATATCATTCTACAGTTGATATTAAGATTTTCATAAACCTCTGATCCAGATGGAGTAGTAACTACAATGAAGTAAGACGTTTGATTAGTATCAGTATCATATACAGATACAAGGCTCAAAGATGTCCCGTCTGGCTGTTTGGCAAAGCAATATACATTAGCCCTAAACCTAGCTGTTTCAGCCGATTTCACAGCCTCTAATGCCGCCATAGCTTCTTTTGATCTTGCTTTAACAAGCTTAACGCCGTTATACGTAGCCTCACCAGTTGAAACATAATAGATGAGAATGTTTTCAGCTTCAGCCTCAGATTTTGAGTTTAACATTTCTGTCTTGTCGGCCGGGCGGTCATTGATCATTTCAGTTGTTTCATTTTGGCATGCCATTAGCGTGGTAAGCGTTAATACGCCTACGAAAATTAATTTTTTCATAAAAAAAGTTTTTGATTATTTCCCGGAAAGAACGGTCCGGATTTCCGTTTTTATTTTAGTAGTTCTGGATTATCGTATATGTTGCCTATGACTTCTATTTCTAAATCTTTTTCAGCAAACTTATATACCGGCCCCCAAATACCTAAATATTTTTTCAATAAGTGATAAGCGATGAAACAACCATATTCGTACTTTACTTCATAAGTGAATGCTTTATTATCAATAGACAAAATATCTCCTTCATATATCTCAACTCCTTTTTTGTCGTTTAATCCAGTTACTGCATTGGAATAATATAATCCCGTTCTTTTGCCTCATTTATCAAATATCTGTAGGCGTGATTTTTATTTATTTTTTCATTTGGAATCATTTCCTTTTCTGGGATATGCCAGAATCTGAATTTTATTATATCCATAATGTGATTGATTTAAATTATTTGAAATAAAACCCCGGGCGGCTGAAATGATCGAGCTAAAAATCGCCCAGGGAAAACTAATAACCATGAAAGCCTTTTATAGGTGGCCAGCCTTGCTATTCAGAATCAGCATCTTTAATTAATTTTTCAGCTGATGAGACTATTTTCTTTAAATCTTCAAGCGTTAAGGCTTTTAAAATATCTTCAGTACGAGTAACTTCGTTATTTACAGTAATCCAGAATCTTTCTTTAGTATATTTTCCATTTTTTTTACCATACCTAATAAACTTTACCTTAATTACTTTTTTATCATTTTTACCTGTTCTAAAACTGTTTTCTATATTAGAAGTGATTTTTATTTGTCTTTTTGTTTTGTTTGATGATGTAAAATTAGTCTTTTTATTTAATAAAACAAATTTATTTCAGTCTTTTTACTTAAATATATTATGGATTATTGGTCTTAAGGCTTTATTATTGTGGTTTTGTGAGTAGATAGGAATACGAATTATTTTCGTAATGATTTGCCTTTTAATTCGATTATTGTAAAATCTGAGTGCATACGGTCGTAAACTCTTTTACCATATCTCATACCGAACTCAATCAATGTTATTTCTGCGCGAGTCTTCGTAGGTTGGCCGTCTTTGCCTTTATATTTTTCCAAAAGGGCAGGATCAGTTGAGTAATTACAGTTTACGACGGTCTGTAATTGCTTGGCGTTTCGTTTTTCCAGGATATCTTTAAAAATCTCAAATTTTCCATAATTTGAAACTTGTCTTTCGGTCAATACGTCGTCGTAAGTATTATTCTTACCAGAAACGTGTTTTTTCCAAAATTCAGCTTTTTCCAATCCGTTCCTCCACTCATAATCGTCAACGACCAAATTAGCATCGTAGTAATTAAAATTACGCTTCCAAAGTGCTAACGGATAATATTCTTCCTCTTTATTTTTTACTAAAAGGGGTTTATTTAAAGGGCGAGAAAATAAATAATTAATCGTCTTAATTATAGAGGTCTTTCCGTTTCCCCAAAGCCCCATCACTAAAACACCTTTGTCCATACTTGGTTCTGTGATATCACGATTGATTAATTCGCACTTCAAAAATCTAGGATGTCCGAGGTAGTACAAAAGCATTGCACGTGCGAATTTCCGCCCCTCACCGTTGTTAACAGTCTCGTCAAATGGTTCTTTTTTTGGGTTAAAAGATGGGTATAAATGTAAAAAATTTGAATACAAATCGTTAAGATCAATTTTACCTATATTAAGTTCTTCTGGTTTATTTCCTATAGTTTTACGGTACGCTTCGATTGAATCATTGTCGGAATCAATGAAATTTTTATTGTATTGTAGAATAGCTTTTTCATACTCAATGACAATTTTATTCGTCGGATCTAATCTTTTGAGCCAATCAAATCCGGCAGGTCGTATTGGCGGTGTTTTATCTGTTTGTCTCGAATTCTCCATTGGTTTGATCTTTATTGTTGTAATTACCTTCAATAATCTTCACGAAATTGGCAGGTTTCATAATCCAGTCGAAGTCTGCACACCATGTCCGAGGGTTTTCTCCATTTAAAAAATTAGATTTTGCAACCATGTCGAACATTTCATTTATTTTTTCAATTCCGAAATCATGAAGTCGGGCATTTATTGCTTTTTTCCGATTCTGATTAATTATTAGAACTTTCGGCAGCCTTTTGCATTTTTCATGAAAAGATTCCACAATTTCTTTTTCTTTTTTGGCGTAACTTTTTTCTTTTTCTTCTGGATGAGGTTTTCCTACTTCTTCAGATGAGAATAATTCGCTTATTTTCTCAGGTGGATAGTCTATACCTTTTGTTTCTTTTTTTAAAAGAATATCAGTATCAGTACCACTTTCAGTATCATTATCACTATCTATATCGGCATGTTTGGTAATCGTGGGTATACAAACGGATGCGGTCGCATTGTTTTGCATTACTTCGGATACATTTGTATTGTTTTTTTGCCATCGCTTATTGGCATTTTCCCGGTTCTTTTCCTTTGTTTCTTCATACTTTTTAAGATCTCTTTTAAGCTTCTGTTTTACAGGTTCAAAGGCTAATTGAATAATTAAATCATCGGTTTCGGGATTTTCATCATTAACATAACTAAGAATGTGCATGAATAATTCGCCCGCTTTTTCCTTTGGTAGTTTTTGAACCGTGTGAATAAGATCCTTGTACAATAGAAAACCATTTTTATCTACTGCCATTTTTATAATTTTATGCAAAATTTAAAACCAATTCAACTGCTGTAAATCCCATCAATAGAATCAACAATAATATGCAGATGAAAACTATTTTCTCACTTTGTTCTTTTGATTTCATAACTCTTAATTTTGGTCTGTTTAGAAAAATGAAAGTTGTATTGATTTACTTTTCAACAATAATTATGTTCCTAAGTACTCCGAATTCATTTGGTTCCATATCTAAGCATCTATAAAATCAAAGAGAGTAGGCATATTAATCTGATAATTAATAGCATTGATGTAGCTTACACCATCATTAAAATAGTCTGAATTCAGTTCGCATGAAATTGCCTTTCTTTTTAGTTTAAGGGATATATATGGTGTTGAGAATAGACCACCAAAACAATCATCAACGATATCTCCCTCATTGGTAAATCTATAGATCAGTCTTTCTATGATATCCAGCTGTAACGGACAAATGTGCTTTTCTTTTTTGCTGTTAACCTGCTTTGCATTAAGAGTGTTCATCCGGTTGATATCTGACCAAACACATTCCTGATTACTGTGAGGAGGCAAAGTCATGAAAAGCTTTGAAAGTTTATCTTCAGATTCAAGCATATTGCAGGCTTCAAGATGTTTTTTATAATCATAAACTTCAGCTGTATTATGTTTTTTCCAGGCATTATAAATTTTATCCATGTCGAATTTTTTAATTTCGTCAGCAGATAAAAATCTGTTTCCAGAAGATCTCCAGTATGAATGTGCATCAAGTTGCCACATTGATAATAAATATTCATCAATCTTTTTTGAGACTGGATCATCAGCATAGGCATTCTTTGTATGGCTTGGTGGTTTTCTGAATAAAAGGATATATTCCGGGATTCCAACACCCATTTTAGAAGCATCTTTGCGCTGCTCTCCCCAACCAAGCCGGTACGTTTGATTGTTTTCTCTAACTACATCAGTGGTGATGGTGATGCGGCCGATAAAATGAAACCTGTTTTCGTACTCTGATTTAAGTTCCTGCAGTCTTTTACTTTTCAGTTCTTCGGATATACCATCTTCAGCTGTTAAACCTTCCCAAAGTGTAATTTGATCTTTTACCTTTTGTTTGGTGAAGTGTCTCACAGTGGCATCAGAAAAAGGTTCTATTGTGAAAAATTGAACATCTGTCTGATGGGAATACCGAGGGCGGTCTTTTACGTGGATTGCAGCAATACGGCCCGGCTTTAATGTCCGGTATAATTCTGGGGTAAGGAATTCCATTTGTTTGAAAAATTCTTCGTTACCGTCATTGTGCCCAAAGTCGTTATAATTATCCGAATATTCATAGTGATCACCGAACGGAATTGAAGTCAAATGCATTCCAATTGAGTTATCTGGTATTTCCTCCGGATCTGAATGGACAATTACAGTATCATTGTTGTATAATGTAGCATCACCGATTACCAGTTTTCTGCCATTTTTAAAAATTTGTCTTTCCATTTGAGATTTTATTAATTCAGAGTTAAGTCCATATTCCCGGACTAAGGATATCATTTCTGTCTGTAGTTCATCGTGCTTTCTCCACTTGTCAAAAAGCGTTTTTAGTACTTCTCTTTCGTTCTGTGTGAAAATGATATACACATGAACCTCTTTATCTTGCATAAACCGGTACACCCGGTGAATTGCCTGGATGAAGTCGTTAAATTTGAAGTCAATTCCAACAAAAATCATTTTATGGCAGGCGTACTGAAAATTGCATCCAGATCCTGCTATCTTTGGTTTTGTTGAAAGAATCTGATATTGATTTTGTGAAAAGCCTATTAAAAGCTCTTCTTTCCAGTTATTATCCTGCGCACCGTACACGGATTTCAAAGAATGCCCTTTGAATTTCTTTTCTATTTCCATTCTTTCCGCTTCCAGATGATGCCATAGAATCCAATTATCTTCCGGCCCTTCCTTCTGAACGATTTCAAGAGCTTTCTTAACTCTGATATCTACAGTTTGAGATTTCTCTCTGGAAGTATCAATAAGTGACTTTGTGTTATCTTTAAACAGAATAGGTTTCCCATATTTATCAACAATAATTTCATCAGTTATATTCTCGACTTCAATTTCATGAATGTGAAGCTTAGGAAGATTGTATTTTGAGTCATCGTAACCTAAATCAGAGGGTTTGTTTATGAAAACAGCCCAAGTAGCTACCCATTTCCAGAATTCATTTTTTTTATTTTCCAATAAAAGAAGATTTCCGGCTTTCTGAGAATCTCTTTTAAAAAATCTAGTTAGTAAATGTCCACGATCAGCAACACCTAAATATTCCGCATAATTTAGAATTTCTATAAAGTCATTAGGGGTTGGAGTAGCAGTAGCAACAAATCTATAAGGAACTTTTTTAAAATGATTTAATACATAATTTGTCGTTTCTGTTTTTAAATTTCTTAAGATACTTGCTTCATCAAAAGAAACTCCTGAGAATTTCAAAGGGTCTATATCTCCTTTTCTTACTCTTTCATAATTGGTGATAAAAATTGCATTTTTACCCTCTGGGACTAAGTCAGAATCAGTAATATAAATTACCGGCAAGCCCGTTTTAAGCTTTTCATTATCTCGTTTAAATTCACCAATTACACCAAGAGGACAAACTATAAGGAAAGGCTTATTTTCCTTTTTTATACATTGTTTAGCTATTTCAAGTTGCATCATTGACTTTCCAAGACCAAAAGAAGCGAAAATAGCTCGCCTACCACCTTTCAAACACCATCTCACTATATCGGGTTGATGCAGGTGAAGTTTAGGTGAAAGTTCTGAAACCTCAAAGCCGAAATTTTCAGATACAATTACTTTATTTTTTAGGAAGTTTTGGTAATTCATTTTTCTTTTTTTTCTTAGTAGTATCAGATTCTTTAATCCTGATCAATTCTTTTTCATTCCAATGAAATATGCCTTTTGAATCTCTGCCGGAAAAATAGCCATTACCTAAGTCCATAATCAGGAAATTCAAAGTCAAATTTTTCTTTTAAAGCTCTTGCACGAGGAATATAAAATCTATCGAATTCAAGGTCAATAACTTCTTTTAAATGATAGAATATAGCAGAATGATGAAGATTCATTATTTTAGCAACCTGACATTCTTTGAGCCCTATTTCTTTAATTAAAAAAATTATGATTAGTTTTCGTTGTAAAACAACTTCTCTTTTTCTACATCGGGTAAAAGCTTCGGATCCTAAATTATCTTTAAAGAATTTTTGAATTTTATCAATCATAGCGATAGCATTTTTAGGTTTGAAATTTTATTGTTTAGATAATTTATTCTCTTTACTATAAGAGATTTACCTTGCTTTGTTTCACATCTTCTGTGATCAGACTCAAGCTGTGATTTCGCATCAATAAATGATACATAAAGTTCGTTTTGGCGTTGAATTATTTCATCAGGATCATCGATAACAGAAAATTTATCTCTTGTGAATTTTCCCCTGTGCTCTTCGCCAGTCTTTTTAATCAATCCAGCGTTAACAAGTTCATTTATCCTATTGGATACCTTGTTCACATTCCAGCTCAATTTAAATGCAATCTGGTAGAAAGTAGAATTTGGAAATTCTTTTAGTTTATAGTAAACTAATTTTCTTTTTTCAGGAAGTTCCTCAGAAATCTCCTGAAGGGCTTTTAATGAATTCTGAGACATGGTAAATTATTTTGTAGGTTGTTTTTTATTATTTCTTTTTGCAAGCCTAAGTAATGCAGACATCATTGGCTTATTATCATCTGTAATTCTTCTATCTCCTCTGATAATAGCACTTACAGTATCTTTTTGATATCCAAACTTTCCAGCAATATCTCTTTTTTCATCTGTAGAAGTGAAAGTTTTGATTAATTGTAAATCTGTGTTAGTCATTTTTAGAATTTTAAAATTGTGGAGATTACAGGAATCGAACCTGTATCTTAGGTCTCGTTAATGTGGCCACCCTTGCTTTATCCGTTAAGCTAAATCCCCGACCATTATTATTTATAGATTACCGCAAGACCGTGGCAGTGTTTTAGTTCACGCTCAAACAGATCAAATCTTTTTTGTTCAAGTAATTCTGCCAGTTCCACACTTTCAAACCAGAATCTTACACCACTGTCATTGTCTTCTAAGCAGATTTCAACAGGAAAGCTAACTGCAGGTTCGCCTTTGAAAATTGGGATTTCAATAACAAAGCTTTCGGCTATATCAGTTTTAATCTGTTTATTGAATGTTCGCCCAATATTTCCACGTTGATCAGAATTGTCAGAAATATCTTTTTTTACTGATGCAGTGAAGTTTTGGTAAGAAGTAAGAAGTTTTGCATTTTCCTCTTTATTCGGGAAAAATCTTCTATTGTAGCGTAAAATCTTAATCAGCTCTTCACGTCTGAAAAACTTACCCTGATTGATGCCAAATTCTTTCAATTCATTGGAGTATTCAGCTTTGCCGGTAATTTCAGTACCATCAACATCATTTGGATTTGTAAGCAACTTGATCGTAAGATTATCGTAATCGCAAATAACAATTGCATTTTCAGGTTTAATTTCCTGTAAATCATTAGCCTGTTCTCTCTTAATTTTTAAGAAATTACCAACTGCAGAGAAATCACCTATTACGACTAATTTTGCCGGTTCTTTTGGCTTGTTGGCCTGACCGATTAAAAGGGTTGAGGTTTCACCGGAAACACCCTGAACGTTTACATTTAGTGTTTGTTCCATTACTGAGCTTGTTTTTGATTTATATTAAACATTGATCCTAGTCTTTCATCAGGTTTTAACCTGCGTGAAGAAATAAATTCACCATTAGCGTCAAAAGAGTACATTAAACCCTCGTCCTGATCATCAACGTGGTATAGAACGCCCTCAATTTCTTCATGTCTTGTTTCGATTGCTGATATCAGAGAAGATTTCTCCTTAATTATGGGATCAACTTTCTTTTTGATATCTGCAACAAAATTTTTCTTTTCAATTTCCAACCTGGAAAGTTTGATTTCGTTGTCAGTGAGTGTTTCTCTTTTGAGATCCAATTCTTCCTGAGTTAACGCCTTGAAATACTTGGTTTCTTCGGTAGAGTGCGCCATTGCCTGAAGATTATCAGCACGATCTTTTGGCGACATGTTTTTAAATACGTCTTTATCCATTGTTTGTATATTTGAGTTCTTCTTTTGCTTTTGAAATAATTGTCCGGGCAAAATCGATCTGCCGGGCAAAGGCAGCGTTTAGTCTCTCTGCCCATTTTAGCAGGTAACTTTCCTCTTCCATCAGACTATCAACAAACTTATTTGCAGTTGATGGGGCGAAAGAAGTTATTAGCTTCAACTGCTCGGTGAGTTCGCTTCGCATTTTGCGGTCCCGGTGATATTGAGCATCAGCAATTAACTTAGCGGTTCTACCGAGGTAAACTAGGGCCTCATTAGCCCATAGTATAACCTCTTCTGGATTTTCAGATAGATGAATTTCAGCATGAAACTGATATTTCTCTAATTCTTTTTTGATATCAGATTTTGAAGCTACGTTAGTTAGCATGATTTAATTTTAATAGTTCTTTAATGAGGGCATCTGCAACCTTTACAGCTTGTTCAGCAATGAATTCTACTGATAACCCTGAAAGATTAGGATTAGATTTCATACCTTGCATAGCTAAGCCTGCATAGTATTCTCTTATAGTCAAACCTTGATTATCGGGATTAAACCAAACATCATTTGTAAGAGTCTGAATTTGTGGATTTATAGGTTTATCCTGGCTCATTTTAATCGATTATTACAGGTTTTTTATAAGTTCTCACTTGCTTTCTTTTTTCAATGTTGGCCATATTCACACGCTCTTGGATAAATTCTTGCGTTTTCTCACACTTATTCACGATAATCCAAAAAAGGTCAGTGTAACCAGTTTTTTCATTAACATAGAAGCTTGCAAAGATTGCCTTATCACGTTTTGTACAGTACATTTCAGATTGAACCTGAAGCCAGTATTTTTTTTCGATTTTTTTAAGGTCTTCGCCCTTCTTCATTCGTTTGAAATTGTTATGATTTACGAAGTTTGGGCATTTCGTTTCTAGTGAATACATTTTGCTTAAACCATCAGGTGTAGAACCAAAACCCCCTCGTTTGAAAAATTTTTGATTTTCGCCTGTAAAAGAGAACGAAATATTTGTTTCTTTTTCTACTGCTGCAACTGCCTGTAATTCATATTTTCTGCCTCTTAAAATGTCTTCACTCTCGAAGATGTCACCTTTGTATTTTTCACCGAAAACAATTTCATATACTTTTTCTGAGATATAAGTGTAGGCGCCGTCAGGTAATTCGGATTTAGTTTCGTAACCACATAATTTGATTATTTCTGATCCAGAAAAAATACCTAACCTAGATTTTTCCCATTTTTCACGTTTAATCTGGGCATCAGTCTTAACTTCTTGAAGATTATCCAAACCCTCAAAATCGAGGGCTTGAAAAACTTCTGTTTCTTCTAATGTTGGTGAATAAGTTGGTAACATATTAGCCTAATGTTTTTACGTCAAAAATCATTGTAGAACCATCAACCGTTTTATTGGCTTTCTTACCTCTATAAGTGATAGAAATAGGTGATTTTGTTGGTAATTGACGAACTGCATCAACTAAAGTCTTACCACCAGCAATAAAGCATTCATCTTTCGTGACAAAAACCCCACAAGTAACCAATTCTTCTTTATCATTAGGTATTTCTTTCGTACCCATGTAGTAGCATCTAATTTCTTGGTCTTTTAAAATCGCCCAATCTTCGGCGGTTTTATATTTCATGGTAAGACTAAATTTATCTTCCATGTTTTCCAATTGCCCTAATTCTTCAGTATTTGGTATGAAGAAAGAAACTTGCTGACCTGCCAGTTGTTGTACAGGTGTTTTGTCTTCTGTTGTTTTGATTTGTTTTGCCATTTTTCTTAATTTTTATTGTTAATTTTTGGATTTTTATATTTCAATACATTCTTTAATAAATAGGCTTTGATTTCATCATCTGGTGTCATTATAGCAGGTGCTAACATCTTTTTTTTCTCTTCTACAATGCTCTCTAATTCAGATAGTGGCATTTGTTCGAGAATTCTTCTGATGAAAGCGTCCATTTTTATTTTTTAAATTTTGCCATTAGATTTATGAAGAAACGCGGTGAGATATTATATACACCGCCTATTTTTCGGTAGAATTTTATAAAACTCATCAGCTCTTCTATATCAATCATTGGTTGTATTCTTTATAAATGCGATTTGATTTTTCATTTCTTGTTGTGTATAAGACACGAATGCATTTAGCATTGAATTTTCTTCATCAGTAAGGTCATTATCATATTCTTGATAATCATCTATTCTAACTGATATATCGGCTGAATGATCATTAATACAGATTACACCGATAAAACCTTCAGAATTAATATTAGAGAAGTCGATATTATCTCCGAATTCATTTTTCACAGTAGAAAAAAAAGTTTCTAATAATATTTTCATGATAATTTTAAAATTTATGGTAAACCGTAAAACCAATTTTTTTTTAATTATTTATCTTTGTCGTTGTTGTTGTTAAAACTTGAAGCAAATATACAAGACAAAAAAATACAAAACAATACTTTTTAAGACAAAAGTATTGTTTTGTATTAATTTATAATCATTCTAAATAATGAATTATGCAAGATAAATATGATAGAATCGATATTGCACGCAGAGAATTAGGTTTGACATATGAAGACCTGAAAGACCTATTTGATATAAGCCCAGATGCGATTAGAAAGGCTATAGTTGTGCGTAAAAATTTGAAACCTATCTATTTTAATAAGTTTATTGACCAATATGGAATTTCAAAAGAGTGGATTGAAAATGGAATAGGAGAAATGAAATTATTGCATGAGGAAATAAATGAAGAAGAGACAAAAAAAGACAATTTTCAATTTGATAATAATTGGCCAATTGAAGTGGTAAGAATACTTCAAGTACATAAAAAAGCTTTCGATGCAATTCAAAAAATACAAGATAATAAAATCGAAATATTGACTAAAAAAGTTGAAAGTTTGACTAAGGAACTGAATAAATTTAAATCACTTAAAAAAAATTAA